TGTTGTTGAATCCATCGAAATTCACGGACACGATTTTGTCTATATGCCCCGAACTATCGTCAAACTCGACGAGTTGTTTGGTGAGGATGTCCAATCGAAGTTTGACAATGGACTCAACATCGAGATGTACATCGAGTCGGTAGATGGCTTCGAGGGCGAGGGAGACTTCATCTCGAAGTTTGGTCTTGAGATTCGGGACACCGTGTCTCTGTCTGTCTCGAAGAAACGATTCAAGGAAGTAGCAGCACAGATAGACTCGCCCGCGATGGCGCGGCCGCGCGAGGGAGACTTGCTCTACTTCCCACTCAGCAACAGCATCTTCGAGATCAAGCATGTCGAACACGAAAACCCCTTTTATCAAGCAGGCAAGAACTACGTCTACAAACTCTCCTGCGAACTCTTCCAGTACAGTCAGGAAGAATTCGACACAGGGTTCACAGTCATCGACAAGGTGGATACAGACCTCCGGGACTATGCTTTCAATGTCATCCTGTCATCGGGTACAGGGAACTTCCTTGTTGGCGAAAAGGTATATCAAGGAGGATCCTTTGCAACACAGACGTTTAGTGCCGAAGTCCTCAAGTGGACTCTATCCTCCAAGACTCTACAAATAGCGGGTGCAAGTGGTTCTCTGGACGCTACAGGAGGTCTGACAGGTCAAGATTCGTCTGTCTACTATTCGATTGGTTCTACCGGAGACTCTGGTGTCACCACAGACATCCCAACAACTCCGTACACAGACAATCGAGATATCCAAATCGAGGCTGATGACATCTTCGACTTCACAGATACGGATCCTTTCAGTGAGGGCGGATACTGATGTTTGATACCTTCTACAACAAGTCGATCAGATACCTCACCGTTGCATTCGGTTCGCTGTTCAACAACATCTACGTCCAGAGATTGGATGGGGACGGGAACGAAACAGAGAGAATCCGAGTACCACTCGGGTATGGACCCAAGCAGAAGTACATTCGTAGGTATGCACTCGATATTGATTCTGGTCTAGAAACACCAGACACACAGGTCACTCTTCCCCGAATATCTTTCGAGATGACAGGGGCTGCTTATGATCCCACTCGTAAAAGGAACACCCTACAGAAACGATATCGGGTCGGTGCAAGCAACGATACCACCTATCACAACTATGTTGAAGTGCCATATGACTTCTCGTTCTCGTTGTCTGTGCTGACAAAGTATATGGAGGACGGATTGCAGATCACCGAACAGATCCTTCCTTACTTCACACCAGAATTCAATGTCACAATCAACATCAATGAAGTGAACCAGAAGATTGACATCCCAATCGTGCTTGATAGTTACTCCATCACAGAGGACTATGAAGGAGATTTCGATGCACGACGGCTCATCTCGTTTGATATGGAATTTACCGCGAAGTCTTATGTGTTTGGACCAGAGAAGAGCAGCGACATCATCCAGACTGTCAGCACAACTTTCTACGATCAAACGGGTGGATATACGTTCAACAACCTCGGCGGAATCTTCCCCGTCAGCCGAGTTGCTGGGGTCAGTGGAGCAACCCAAGCACTATCGAAGATCAACGTCGGAGTCACTGGTCCATCCGGTGCAAGTTCTGGTGTAGACAACTTCACCGACTTCACTGTAGAGACTCTAGTCCTCGGTGCATCAGGAGGTCTTACGGTATGAGTGATGTAGACAAGAACCTATCGGAACAGTTCGACGTAGAACCAATCGACGACAAACCTGTAGTCGAGAAAGTTGAAATCGTCGAAGGAAAATTGGAATTGGCTAAAGATTCTGAAAATCGTATTTCAAAAATCAACGCAAACTCGGATTATGATTTGGTCCGCCAAAACCTAAAGGATCTCATCGACCAAGGAAAGATTGCAATCGAAGGAATCCTTGACGTAGCAAGCGAGGGTGACTCCCCGCGCGCGTATGAAGTAGTATCCCAACTCCTCAAGAGTACATCGGATGCAAACAAAGACCTTCTCGATCTACACAAGAAGAAGAAGGAATTGGATAAAGAAGACGGTCCAAAGAACCAGACCACCAACAACAACCTGTTTGTGGGATCTACAAAGGATCTCCAGAAACTACTAGGGCGAATGATAAAAGATGACGAAGAGAATAACCAACGAGAACTACCTCGGGAATCCTAATCTCAAGTGTGTCGGGGTTGAACAGGAATTCACCGAAGAGCAGGTCGAAGAATACATCAAGTGTTCTCAAGATCCCCTGTATTTTATCAGCAATTACGTCAAGATCGTGACACTTGACGAAGGTTTGCAGAACTTCAAGCCTTGGGACTTCCAAGAGAACCTTCTAGAGACAATCCACGACAACCGATTCGTGATCTGCAAATTCCCAAGGCAGACAGGCAAATCTACCTGTGTGATCTCATATCTCCTACACTACACCCTCTTCAATCCCGACGTTCGTGTTGGTATCCTAGCGAACAAACAGGCGACGGCGAGGGAACTCCTGCATCGACTCAAACTCGCATACGAGAATCTTCCAATGTGGCTCCAGCAAGGAGTCGAGGAATGGAACAAGAGTACCATCGAACTCGAAAATGGCTCGAAAGTCATTGCATCCGCCACTTCATCTAGTGCGGTTCGTGGTGGATCGTTCAATATGATTTTCCTTGACGAATTTGCCTACGTCCCTCACGGAGTCGCAGAAGAGTTCTTCAGTTCAGTCTACCCTACCATCTCGTCTGGTCAAAGTACCAAAGTATTGATTGTATCCACCCCAAAAGGACTCAATATGTTCTATAAGATGTGGGTAGACGCAGAACAAGGAAGGAACTCCTACGTCCCTGTCGAGGTGCATTGGAGTGCGGTTCCCGGACGAGATGAGGTGTGGAAGCAAGAGACTATCGCCAATACCAGCGAAGAACAGTTTCGCGTGGAATTTGAATGCGACTTTGTGGGTAGTGTCAACACTCTCATCAGTCCCGCCAAACTAAGAACCCTTCCGTTCTTGTCTCCCACTCAACAAAGCGAAGAAGGACTCAAGATATATCGGGATCCAGTAGATGGTCACGAATACATCATGTCGGTAGATGTTTCTCGGGGAAAGGGGATCGACTACCATGCATTCACGGTAATTGACATCTCAGAGGTTCCTTATAGAGTAGTTGCCACATTCAAAAACAACACAATGGCTCCTATGCTCCTTCCCAATGTCATCGAACCAGTCGCAAAGAAATACAACAATGCCTATTGTGTGGTTGAAATCAATGACATTGGAGGACAAGTGGCAGACATCATGCATCAAGAGATGGAGTATGAAAATATGCTCCATACCACGATGGGTGGGATGAAGGGACAGACTATCTCTAGTGGTATGGGTTCGAAGAAGTCTCGCGTGGGCGTGCGCACGACCAAGGCAGTCAAGAGGACTGGTTGTAGCATCCTCAAGAGCATGATCGAGGAAGACAAACTCATTCCAGAAGACTATGACATCATCTCGGAACTGAATACCTATGTGTCACAGGGAACCTCGTTTCAAGCAGAGAAGGGTCATCATGATGATTTGGTCGCCACTTTGGTTGTGTTTGCATGGGTGACATCCCAGAAGTACTTCCAAGACCTAACAGACACTGACATTCGCACTGCTTTGTACAAAGAACAAATGAAGGAGGTTGAGGAGCAACTGATGCCATTTGGGATTATTGACGATGGACTTGGTGGTGGAGATGCCCCAGAAATAGATAGTGAGGGAAATGTATGGCATGATGCGGGAAACGATGAGTTCGGACTCCCTTGGTAAGCCCCTTACAAGACTAAATACATCAGTTATAGAATAGCATCCCTACAGGAGAACTCCACATGGCATTTCAGGTTAGCCCCGGTGTTGTCACCAAAGAAATCGATCTAACCCTCATCGTACCCGCAGTGGCTACCACAATCGCTGGTTTTTCCGGCAGGTTTGAGTGGGGTCCAGCAGATCAGATCGTTATCGTTGACAGCGAAAATCAACTTGTCCAACTTTACGGCAAGCCAACACTCACAAACTACGTTGACTTCTTCACGGCAGCAAACTTCCTCGGATATGGTCGCACCCTGAAGGTCAATCGATATGTCAAACCCAATGCGACGAACGCAGGTTCTTCCGGTGCCTCTGTTGGAATCTTGATCAAGAATGATGATTCATACACATCAACCGGAATGTCCTGTGAATGGGGCGCTAGGTATCCCGGCGAAAAAGGCAACTCCCTAAAGGTCGAGTGGCATGATGGTGGTTGGACAGGTGGCGATAATGGTGTGTCCGGTGGTCAATATGATCTATGGACTCACTCAGACGAATTCAGTATCAGAATGCCTTTCACTTCACAGTGGATTGAAGATCTTACCGGAAGTACAACTTGCAATGATGGTGTAAATATCCTTGTCGTAGACGAAGATGGTGAATTCTCTGGTACTAAGGGTACTGTTCTCGAACGATTCGAGGCTGTATCGAAAGCAAGCAATGCCAAGAAGTACAATGGTGAATCTAACTACTACAAAGACATCATCAACAACTCATCCAAATATATCTGGTGGGGTGGACATCCTGTTGGAGGCGAAACTGCGGATGGAGTAACCGCTGGTAGTGTGTGGGGTACAGAAGCAACTGTTACAGGCATTACATACGCTCACCTGTGGTCTGGCGGCACTTCTGGTGATGGCTATTCCAAATCTTTGACGGGTGGTAGTGGTAGTAATGACCCCGACAGAGATGATATTCCTACTAGCGGAAGTAGTCAAGGATATGCCATCTTCGCAGATGCCGAAACTGTCGATGTCAACCTACTTATTGGTGGTGCAAATACGGATGATGAGACAGCCCTTCCAATCGGACTCGTAGACATCTGCGATGCTCGTAAGGATTGTGTTGTGTTCCTCTCACCAGACAAGAAAGATGTTGTTGCAAACGAGAATCCACGATTGAGTTCAGATTCTCTACCAGATGTTCTCGCCTTCCGAAACACCCAATTGAACAAGTCAAGTTCGTATGCATTCCTCGACTCTGGTTGGAAGTATATGTACGACCGCTACAACGACCGATACATCTGGACACCTCTATGTGCAGACACAGCCGGTATTGCAGTTCGTTCTGACGAAGCAACAGAGACTTGGTTCTCGCCAGCAGGTTTCAACCGTGGTCAGGTCCGAGGAGTCATCAAATTGTCATTCAACCCAACCCTCACACAAAGAGACGCACTCTACAAGGACCAGATCAACCCAGTTGTTGCCTTCCCCGGTGAAGGAACGGTCCTGTTTGGTGACAAGACTCTCCAATCGAAGCCAAGTGCATTCGACCGGATCAACGTCCGACGCTTGTTCATCGTGCTTGAGAAGGCAATCGCAACCGCATCGAAGTTCCAACTCTTCGAGCAGAACGATGCATTCACTCGCGCCCAGTTCAAGAACCTTGTCGAACCATTCCTCCGCGACGTACAGTCACGAAGGGGTATCATCGACTTCAAGGTCGTGTGCGACGAATCTAACAACACTGGTGAGGTCATTGACCGAAACGAGTTCATTGCTGACATCTTCATCAAGCCAACCCGTTCGATCAACTTCATCACCCTCAACTTCATCGCTGCTCGTACTGGAATTGATTTCAGCGAAATCGGTGGGGTCTGAGTAAACTGGACTAAATAGAGAGAAAGAGGAGAACATATGTCTCTAAACATCAACAACTTCAAGAACCAACTCACCAAGGGTGGGGTTCGTCCCTTCCTCTTCCGAGTTCAGGGAAACATTGGTCCTACCACGTTGGCAGAACCAGTCGGTTATCTTTGCAAGGCTGCAAGTCTTCCTGCAAGCACAATGAGTCACATTGAAGTCCCTTATAGGGGTCGAAAACTCAAACTTCCCGGTACACGCGAGTATGCCGAGTGGAGTCTCACATTCCTTTCGGATGGCGATTTCAAACTACGAAACGCATTCGAGAAGTGGATTGAGGGCATGAACCAGACCGTAGCAAACGTATCACAAACTGAACACGACTTCAATGCCAAGTACTTCCCAGATTGGAAGATCGATCATCTAGATCGCAAGGGCAGACCAATCAAGTCCTATAGGTTCTTCCATTGCTGGCCAAGCGAAGTTGCAGCAATCGAATTGAGCGTCGAAGACACAGACGCTCTTGCAGAGTTCACCGTAACAATGCAGTATTCTTACTTCACCAGTTCAGACGTTTCTGATGAGAATCCGGGTAAGGGCATTGCTCCAGTTCCCGGAATCGGTTCGTGAATAACCCCCTGATTACTTCAAGGAGATGATATATTATGGCATTGGAACTGTTTGGCTTCGAGATAAGTAAGAAGAAGGGTCCGTCCTCACTTCAACAAGACACAAGCACTAAAGCCGTCTCTTTCGTCCCCCCGGACAAAGACGACGGTGCTGTGTATATTGACGGTGGTGGTTACTATGGCGCCTTCATTGACTTTGACACCAAAGCAAAGACTGAAATTGAGTTCATTGGGAAGTATCGAGAAATGGCTTCTCATCCAGAGGTCGAATCGGCAATTGAGGACATCATCAATGAGTCAATTGTTGTTGAAAAGGATAAGAAGAGCATCGAACTTGCACTGGATCGCGTAGATCTAAGCGACCCCATCAAGAAGAAAATGCACGAAGAGTATGACAACATCTTCAAACTCTTCAAGTTCCATCAACGAGGACCAGAGATCTTCCGCAAATGGTACATCGATGGTCGTCTGTACTATCATATGATTGCTGACGAAAAGAATCCCAAAAAGGGTCTTCAGGAATTGCGTTTTATCGACCCAACCAAAATCAAGAAGATTGTTGAGGTAGAGAAAGACAAGACCGGGGATAATGTAGACCTGATCAAAGAAACAGACGAGTACTACATCTTCCGGGAAGATCCATCCAATCAAGTCGGATTGAAGATTTCTCCTGACGCAATCAACTATGCAACATCTGGACTCTATGATTCTAGTGGATCAAGAGTCATCTCGTTTTTGCACAAAGCGATCAAGCCCCTGAACCAACTGCGTATGATCGAGGACGCGGTAGTCATCTACCGTATCTCGCGTGCGCCTGAGCGTAGAATCTTCTACATTGACGTAGGCAACCTACCGAAGACCAAGGCAGAACAGTATGTTCGCAGTCTGATGAATCGATATCGCAATAAACTGGTGTACGATGCCAGTACCGGCGAAATCCGAGATGATCGTCGCCATATGTCAATGCTTGAGGACTTCTGGCTTCCCCGACGAGAGGGCGGTAAGGGTACTGAGATCTCCACTCTAGACGGTGGACAAAACCTCGGTGAAATGGAAGACGTTGTATACTTCCAACGAAAACTCTATCAGGCTCTCAATGTACCGTCAACCCGACTAGACCGAGAGATCAATGCAGGTATTGGTCGTGCAACTGAGATCGGTCGGGATGAAGTCAAGTTCATGAAGTTCATAGATAGATTGAGAGCAAAGTTTTGTGATGTCTTCCGCAATGCACTCAAAACCCAACTCGTCCTCAAGGGAATCATGACCATTCAAGAATGGAAC